ATGGATGGACTCCACCCTCGGAGAAGATGAGTCCCCCACCACCTGAAAAACCACAAGAGTTTCCATTAAGAAGAGTTAGATGACCGAGCCTGTAGCGTTCTTTGACCCGCAAGAAAAAGGTTTCTATTGGGCAAAGCCAACAAAGGTTACCGCACCCACGATTGTTGATGTTGAGCCACTAGCCCTTTACACACAGCGCACATGGGTAGGGCTGACACCAGAAGACACTTTTGAGATTGGTGAAAGACTTGGTTTATCTGATATTGCATGGGTAGATTTAATGCAAGCCATTGAAGCCAAACTTAAGCAGAAGAACTCTTAGGCCATATCTAAGCCTTTTGTCTTTACCTCGGCAACTCGTCTGCTCCAACCCTTACCAAAGGTATTCCAAGTAGGCAAGTCGCTGAGAAAAGACAATCTTCTATCGTTATAGGCTTTGATGAGTTCTTCAACCCCAAAACCATTAACAGCGCTCAAGGTTTTTGGGCCAATACCGCCATCAGTATCAACTCCAACAGCGGCTTGAAGCCACTTGGCAGCCCTACTAGGGCCAGAGTTAATGGCAGCGTCAAACACGCAATAATCAACCCCATTAGGCAGTTCATCCCCTTTAACCTTGTCCCAATATTTAGCTTTATACATAGGGCCGACAATCTCTGGGGTAAGCCCACGCATGGTTTTCTCATCAACTTCATGGCCTACCCACTCTTCCCAGACCCGTTTGGTCACACCAAGGTTGGTCATACCGCCAGGGTCACTTGGATGGTTTACATAACCACCCTCATGGTGCAATACCGCTTTTAAACAAGATTCAAAGTTCTCTTTCATTTTTTAGACCTCATATCTGCCAACTTTTCAACAGTTCTGCCACCAAAGTAAGCCAAGAAAATAATCTGCCCCCACTGACCTAGCAAATTGACGTAACTCTCTTGTGCGTTATAACCAAATGCAGACATCATGGTGAACACAAAATAGGCCACAAAGATGGCTATAAGGGCCATAGGGCGAATATTCTTTGATAACCAAGAGTCAGACCCCATGTCGGCTGTCCATCGGTCTGTGATGGCTGTCTGCTCAACCTCGAACAACTTGGTGTCGTTAGCCATCTTAGCTAGCTCACCATCTTGTGCCAACTTAGCCAACTCCAATTGCGCCTTGGCTTTAGCCTCTGGGTCGGGAATAAGTTTGTCAATGAGCTTACCGCCAACATTTAAAAGTGCATCTAATCCCATCATTGTTTAGTCCTTGATAACATCGTACTTGCAATTTGTAACATCCCCTTGGCTTTTTCTAAGTCCTTGGGTTCTTTTGCCCAACCCACAGTAATCTGCCCCACAAACCGACCTTGCTCTGGGGGCACACTGATACGGCATCCAAAGGTCACGCCTTTATCAATGTACCAAAGTCCTATTTCACTTTGAGGTACAGCGTACTCACTGCATGGGGTCTCATTGGCCATCAAAGCCACAACGTCACGATTGTTTGCTGAACTATGCGTAAATAATCCTACATCCAAGCCTTCATGCGTTCTTTCCCTACCCTCACGGGTGTATGCACGATGCAAAATCCTTGTGCCAAACAACGGGTTAACTTTAAAGATAGCGACCACTGTGGCGTTGGTGTTTTTAAACAGGTGCGCTGCAACATCTTCTGCCCTATCCTCTGCAATCGTAGGTAGCTTCCTATTCTCTTTGTACGCTTCAAATAAGAACGCTTGGTTCTGCCAAATGAAATACCCAGAGAAAGCAAACACCGCCATGAGCACCAAGGCAAACAATTTGAATGGGCTATCCACATAGGACAGCACCTTGCTTAGAACGTCTGCTGGCTTCTCGTCACTCATAGCCCAATCTTTCCTAGAATCATATTCATAATGCGGTCTGAAATAAAGTTGGGCAACAGCTTCATAATATCGAAAAACAATATTGCCGCCCATCCACCACCAAGGATTTTGAAAAACATATCAGCATTTTTTTGATATTCGTTCATCTTCCACACCTATTGGTAGCGCAATGGTCTAGTATTTCCCAAATGCCATAACCACACATAACAATAATTAGCAAAAGCCCACCAAGCATCAAGCCTAGTTCTAAGTCTTCTTGGTCAGCCTTCTTTTTACGTTCAGCCGCTTCTTTCTCTCGTCTAGCGTTATGAGAATCTTCTATGTCCATAGCAGAGGCACGAGCCTTAATCTTTTGCCAAACATCCATCTTGTTAGACTGAAAAAACAACATCTGAAGCTCTTTTTCAAAGGTTGCCGCTTGGTCTAAAGCCATCTCTATCTGAAGGGCAGTACCCATGCTAGAGCCACCCTTCTTAGCAGATACTACGGCTTTGGTAGCCTCACTCTTAGCATTGAAATACTTACCAAGTAAAGGCCCAAGCGAAGCTACATCATCAACAGTCTTAGAAGCCTGTTTAATGAGTTTTACGGCACTCTGGATGCCTGCTAGAGCAGTGGCGGGATCAATCATTTTCTTTCAATCTTTTTCCACTCAAGGCAATAGACTTTTCTATTGTAGACATCACCTGTCCAACCCCACCTGACACACCTATATTCTGGGGTAGCAGACTGCAATAATATAGCTACAAAATATGACAAAAGCAGTGACACAGATTGCCGCTATTATTGCTTCTATCCAGTCAATCATTTAATCACCAGATAACAATCTGTTAGTCCCACGAATTTCCACCTTGAATGGTTCTGGTGGGTTTGTTAGCAAGCCTTCACGAAAAGCCGCCCGAGTCTTTGGCCCTTGTGTCTTTCCACTTACGTCAGGTCTTGCCGCCCGTAATGTATTTTCTATTTGTTCAGCAGTGTCATATAGACGATCTCTGTTGGCAATAGCCTTTTGTTGAGCATCTCTAGTTTTTGATCTATCTGCTATTTCCTGATAAGCAACGGCCTTTTCACGAGCTTTTTTAACAGCATCTTTAGCCCATTCAACGTCTTGAATTCTATTAAGAATACTCTCATTAGAAAGAGTCTTCATGCTTGGAACTACTTCGCCCAAGTCAACCTTGAGTTTATTCCATGCAATCTTCTCTTCGGCAGTCATTGCAAATGCTTGAGAAACGCCCCGTTCAAAAGTTGTTTCGCCCTCTGTTTTTACAATACGCGTGTATGGCTTAGTACCAGTTTTGGGAGAAATTGTTTGAGTTCTATAGCTAGTGCTAGGTTGTTCAATAACTTGACCAGACATTTTCTGTATAGCTGACTCTAAAGCGGTAGGTAATACACCACCCACACCAGATGTAGTTACTGGTACAAGGTTTCCAGCAGCATCAAATGTAAACTCAATGCCTCCACTTGCAGGTTTGCGTTCCGCAGCCGCCCTAAACTCTTGTGCCATTTCTGCACGTTTTTGGGCTTCGTAAATTTGTCTTGGCACTTCATTGGGCAAACCACGTTGAGACTCAAACACAGTTGGGCCAAATGGCGGTGGTTGTTGTGGCGTTGTAAAGCCCTGACGTTGCTGTTCTGGTTTGTAAATTGGTCGCCCGTTTTCATCATAAACAACACGCAATTTGTTAGCAGGCCCTCCGACCGATGGATCAAATACTTCTTGTTGATAAGGAACAATTGCCTGACTTTGAGGAATAGGCTGTGCCGCTGTTGCTACTTGGCTAACAGGTATACGAGCATCACGCAAACTTAATCCCGCTTGATATTCGGGAGATGCTATGCGTCTAGCAGCAAGCATACCAGCACCTTCACCCGCAAGTGCTCCAACAGCAGTACCAATAATAGAACCTGTTACACCACCTAATTGATAGCCAATACCACCACCAGTTGCACCACCAACGCCAGATCGAGTAATTCTAGGTGCGCTTAACATAGACTCTGTTGCTTTTGTAGTAAATGCTTCAGGGAAATTACCCGCAATTTTTCCAAGTGCGGCTATGTCACCTGTCATTGCATTATCTTTGGCAGTAACACGGCTAAGTTTATTAACATCAATCATGCCTGTATTGAAGTCGGTAGCAGCTTCATAGGCATAAGTTTTAGCCATCTTTTGCCGAGCATCTCTAAACTGAGACAACAACTTTGGATTAAAAATATTTGTTTCAATCATTGACTCTAAAACATTAGCTATTGCTAAGTTAGTGTCAGCAACATCTAAAGATGCAAGATCAGCACTTTTATTGTTGTAAGTTTTTTGTGCTCTTTGGCGTAAAGTTTGAACATTTTTAAGAACTTCAGCACCAGTTAATCCTGCACTAGTCTTTTTTACGGCATCATCAATGATTGCATTAGTTGCTTTTGAATATCTTTCAGAACCAATTAAAGCCTCATCAGGACGAAGACGATTTAGTGACGATGTAATTGTATCGTCTGCAACCATAGTTGGAAGTTTTCTTACTTGATTGTAAGGTTCAGCAACACGCATCCTTGCATCATTAAATGGAGTTTTGCTATCAAATTGCGTAGTTTCTGGTAAACCCAACTCATTTAAGGCAACTTTTCGTATTTGATTCTTATTTGCATTTGCAATAGCATCAGTACCACGCTGACCCGCAACAGCAGATAATGTTTTAGGAACTAATGTTGGTTGAATTTGCTCAGGGCTTAAAGCAATACCCAATCGTTGTGCTTCTATGGCGGCATCAATTTGTGGCCCACGAGCGTAGTCTTCTAAAGACATTCTTTCACGTTTGGCTTGCATCATTGGCTCAAAAGGCATCTTTGCACCAATAACAGCTTTCTCTAATGCGGGGGCGGCTAACTCTCGTGCTGTTCTGGCGACTGGTCTTGCAATACCAGGTAAAGCAAGGGTTAATGTTCCCATGTAATTTTCTATATCAGCTACGGGTAAACCTGTTTTTTCAGCAATAACCTTAGCACCCTGTTGGAAGTTTTCTCCAATATAGTCCATAAGTTGACGAACAGCCTCACCCTGATATTCAGGAGTTTCAGTAACGCCCGCCATCTTGCCAAAAGGTTTGTCAATAGCAGAAACAAGCCTTTGCGTAGCCGCTTGAGCCTCTTCTGGAGAGCGTCCCAAACGTGCCAAAGGATAACCCACCATCTGTGCGGCAGCAGGTAATACACCGCCAACAGTAACGTCAGCAAGTGAAGCAGTTGCCCTACCAGCAGAAATAGCAGACTGAAGCAATCTACTCAAACCGCTTGTTGATTGAGTTTTAGGTGTAACTTCTTCTGTTTCTAACTGGAAACCAGAGGGAAGAGCCATCCCTTGTGTGGGTTGATCTTCTAGTACAAAGCCTTGTGGGAGCGCCATTTAGATTACCTCGCTGGTTGCCATGTTTTACCACCATCTGTAGACATAATACGTTGATTAGTCTCTGGATTTCTAGCATACATTGGAGTCATGTTAACTCCTTGTTGTGTAGGTATTTGTTCAACTGCAGTTCTTGCAGGTTGAGTTCTTGTGGGCTTTTCTACAGTCAAGGGAATGTTAGTTTTTATATCTTTAACATTTCTATTGTGTAAATCAATTACACGATTAGCCGCTCTATCATTGATGTCAATAATTTTACGCAGAGCAGATTCTGTTAATGTAATTTGACCGCCAGCCATTTTTTCAGCGTATTCTCGGTCAGCATTTGACAATCCAGTTCCCGCACCAAACTGTTTAATCAGACGACCAACGTTTGCTCCCATTGCTGAAACATAGGCTTGAGAGTTGGATGCCGCATCAGCATAACCAAAATCAAGGCCAGCTTGTTGTAAAGCACTATTAAGACCAACAAAAAAGTTTGCTCCAGTTCCCGTAATCACGCCTGATTTCAAAAGGTCTTTTGCTACCTGATTTGTTTCTAAGATTGCAGCAGCATCTAAAGCAGAAGTTTTATCTTCAAGAATCTTCTTAGATTGACCAGCACCAAGACCACCCTCAAAGGCTTTTTCTTGTGGAGGCATATTAAGAGTAACGCCACGGCCTAGACTTTCAGCTTTGATAACCGCTTGTACTTGTGCCAATAACGGAGAGCCAGGTTCCAATGTTGCCGCATATTCTTGAAGTTTCTGAATATTTGGCTTAGCTTCTGGTTTTTCTTTGCTTGTCATACGAGCCAATTCAGAGGAATATTTTGCATTGTAATCAGGAGAGCCTTCTGGCCCTTTTAATAAAGCCAATGCTTTTGCATTCTTCATTTCAGGAGAAGTTAATTCTGGCTTTTCTTTACTTATCAATTGATTTAAGGTTTGCTGATAGGCTTGATTGTATTGAGGAGTACCTTTTTCAGCTACGCTACTAGCAAATGCCATAGCATTACGCTGTTCAGGAGTCATCTTCTCTGCAATACGTTGTTGAGCCAAAGCCAGTTCGCTTTGAGCTTTACGGGCATAGTCTGCTAATGCAAATGCACCTTGTTGATCGCCCATGTCAGAAAGAGCTTTTGCGCCCTTTAACAAGGATGTAGGGTCTGTTTGATCTAGTTGACCAATAATTGATTGACGAGCACTAATGAGCTTCATCTGTGGGTCTTCTATGCCCAACAAACCACCGCCAGCACGACCTAAACTTGCACCTGCTGAGTAAATACCTGCAATGGCTCGGTCTTCTGGGGCCATACGTGCGTAAGCCGAACCTTCATTCATAGCCGATTGACGAATACCTTGTTCGTACATTTGTGGCGTTAAGCCAAACAATCCTGCAATATCTGTTGCCATGATATTTCCTTTAAATTAGCTTTTCCAAACAGAACTAGTATTGGTTAAGTAGGGGTTAGGCACTGCATTTTGGTCAGCAGTTGGGTTGTAACCAGTAATGTAGTTAGCCAATCCCTGACCCAATGTAGATGTTGGAGAACCCAAGCCACTCAAGAAAGCCGCATAAGGGTTGTTTGTCACTGCATTGCTTGTCATCAAGTTACCTTGTATCTGAGCGCCTGTAAGACCCAATTGACCTGATCTAGCACCAGCTAAAGACGCTTGTTGGGCAAGGTTAGCACCCATAGTCAATGGTTGTTGAGCCGCAGTCTCCAAGCCCTGTATTTGTCCCAAAGCAGTCGTATAAGGTGAATAGGCGGCTTGTTGACCGCCATAGTAGTTACCCATTGCCGTAGCACCTTGACCCAATAGACCCGCACCAAACAAGACGTTCTGTTGACCAGCTTGTTGAGCTTGAGATGCCAGTTGGAGTTCTTGTTGCGCTCTTGCGTTATACAAAGCCTGTAGCTCAGGAGTAGTAGCACCTAATGAGCCACCTTGAGCAACAGAAAGACCCGCACGACCTTGTTGTTGGAGTCTGTTTTGCAGATTAGCTAAATCCATCTCACGGCTGGGTTGCAATAACTGCATCTGTTGATTGATGTACCTTTGAGCAACATCTTGCGGAGATTGAGAGATGTACTGATTACCAAGTCCAAACAAGTTCTGTGCGCCCGTTTGAAGTGGTGCAAATTGTTGTTGAGCTTGTTCTGCTTGTGTTAAACCACGACCTGCCAAGCCAACCAACCGATCCTGAGCATTCTTAGCTTCAGGACTTAGTTGGTATCCCGCAGAAGTCATACGACCCGTTACAGGGTCATAAGTGTACTGAGATGTACCAAAACGAGTGGTCATGCCTACTGGTCTGAACTGAGAGGCTTCTACGCCTGCTTGTGTAGCAGTATTGACATTCTGTGCGGCAGTCTGAGCCGCTTCTCTCGACTGTTGACTTTGCAGTACACCACCCGCTAAGCCCAAACCACCAGTAATTGCATTGCCAAGCAGACCAGTAGCAGCCGCACCACCTAATGTAGATAGAGCACCAGAAGCCAAAGCACCGCCAACTGTTCCTACGGCAGGCAATGCTGAACTTAACAATCCAGTAGATGCGGCAGGGGCAACAACCGCAGGTGCAACAGCGGCAGCTCCAGTGCCATACAAAGCCGCAGACTCAGCCGCAGTAGAACCTGCACCATTAAATAAACTTTCAAAGCCAGGTAATCCTTGAAGCAATGCTGTACCACCAGCCGCCAAAGCAATAGGGCCTAGATTTTTAATCAGGTCTTGTGTAGTGGTAGTAATCTTTTCTTCACCACGATATTCACCATTAGGGCCATATAACTGAATCATGCCTGGTCTATCAGGACTAACACGGCTAAAACTTAGTTGTCCAGACTCATCTTGATAAGCATTGAATCCACCAGCCAAAGTGCGCTGACTAATTTCTGTTTGACCAGTTTCGTTATTAGCTAATGTTTGATTGTATAAACCATTATTAGCAACATCCTGAGCAAGAATAGGAGTCATGCGAGAGACAATCTGACTCACAGGTATTCCAAATGTAGAAGATACCTGCTCAGGACTAATCCCTCTAGTTTCCATTAGAGAAACAATCTGTGCATCCGACATATTTGGATTGGCAAGAAAGATGTTAAATAGCTCTTGGTTTGTTACTGCCATGATATTTCCTTACAAGTCACCTGTATTTGTTGATGGGAATGTGCGTGAAGTGCCTGGCCAAATAATTCGTACCGCACCTAATGCACCATTACCCCCACTATTAACTCCAGAGCCGCCCCAATTATACGCAGCACCACCGCCTCCACCATAAGCTCCACCAACACCGCCTTGGGTAGCTCCAGCATCTCCGTTGGATGCCACATTAGCGCCTTTTGTGCCACCCGAACCACCATTGCCTCCACTAGCAGGAACAGAGGTATTAGATACACCAGTGCCGCTTGAGCCTTCCCCCAAAATACCTACACCGCCACCACCGCCACAAGGCCAATACTGCCCAGAATCACCATCAAAATATCGCCCAGCTCCGCCACTGCCGCTACCGCCTGATCCAGCCTGACTTGTGTTTGTACCATCGCCTACAGCTGTGCCATTACCACCAGCACCAGAATAACCACCAGCGCCACCACCACCACCCATGTTAAATATTCCTATACCACCGCCATTGCCACCACCAGTGCCAGTACCGCCCGACCCGCCAGCACCAGAAGTGCCAGAACTAGCAGCCCCACCATTAGCTACAACAGTTGTTGTATTAAAACTAGATGCCCCACCATTGCCACCAGCACTAGAACCATTCACGCTTTTTGTTCCAAATGCCCCTACGACAACTGAGTATGAATTACCAGGAACAACTGCTATATTGTTTCCATACCTTAACTCGCCACCACCGCCAGCGTAGGCGGCAGATGCGCCACCACCACCGCCGACGCAAACAACGGAAACAGAGGTAACGCCAGCAGGGGCAACCCATGAAAATGTACCAGCAGTCGTGAAGGCTTCTTGTCCAACAGGGGATAAACCTGTTAAAATTGAATTTAGTGCGGCAAACATTATGGTGTGAACCCTTGTGTAACATTGCCATACCAGTTAGTGCCATCAGCTACGAAAGACAGTATGTCCAATTTGCTTGCGGTAGCAGTTATTACTGGCGCTCCAGCCGTACTCCACTTAACGCCAGTAAATGTAGCAGTTCTACTGCCAGTGCCATCTTGTCTAAGCAATAGAATAAAAGACTTACCCGCAGTAGCAGTAGGCATCGTAAAAGTGCAATTGCCTGTCAATGTAGCCGTTTGGACTGTGCCACTTGTCAAAACAATAGTCTGTGATGTTCCTGTGTTTCCAATCGCAACAACACTTTCAACATAGTTCGTAACAGTTGGGTTTGTCAGGGTCTTGTTTGTCAAACCTTGAGTATCTGTCGTACCAACAACATCACCAGTAGGAGCAGTCTTTAGTGCAAAAGCCGCTAGATCAGCGTCGTAGTCTTGCTTGGTAGCAATAGCCGTAGCAATGTTATTGAACTCAGTATCAATCTCAGTACCTTTGACAATCTTTGCTGCATTACCAGAGCTAAGGTTATCTTTGGTTGCGAAGTTCGTGCTTTTTGTATAATCTGACAATTTAATCTCCTTGTCTGTTAAGACAGTTTCCCATTTTTAGCTTGGATTTCAATCTTTTGAATAGACAGTTGAGAGCCGTTAATATCAGACTCATAACCCGTCTGAACAACCTTACCAGTACCACTGGCAGATACTCTTAATGTATTCAAAGCAACACCATCAGAATACTCAGCATAAATTGTTATAGGTGGTGTTGGAGTTCCATACTCAGCAATCCCATACTCAGAAATTCCTTGGACTGGTATGGTTGTAGTGGCACTTAGATAGTTTGCTTTAAAATCAAATCCCCACTTAATAAACAAGTTTTGATTCGTGCCACCAATAACGACAACAGAAATCTTCTTTAAAACAGATGTCTGATTCACATTACCAAGGTCAGCATGGTTGGTGTAATACTGAAACCGATACACGCTTGTGTAGTCGTTATAGCCCGTATATTGCCCGATATAACCATTCTTACCAATGTAGACAGCACCGCTTCTCAAAGATGTTAACGCTGTCGGAGTAATTGAGTCCCAAGTGGTTACACGGGAAGAACCATCTTGCAAGATAACTTTGGTATCAAAGCAGTAAACAGACTGAGTAACAGGCATCGTCAATAGATAGAAACCTTCTCTCTCAGAGTAAACAGACTTAATGTTTGCCAATGTCTGTGAAGCAACATCGCTCATCAAGTCATTACGCACATTCTTAGACAAGTCTCTCTCAGGAGCAGACTTCTCTTGAATCGTTCTCATCAAGGAACGAACACCTGAGTTTGACAAGAAGATCACATCAGAACTGGTTGTCTGAACGCTATCTCTTGATAAGCAACCAATCCCACCAACTGTGTCAGAGATAGACATCGTAGAAGGAGTAGTCGCACCCTGATAAACAAGAATCTGTCGTTTACCAAAGATAAACAAGAAACCATTGTGAGCAGCCAATGCCTGAACTTCATCAGCACCATTAGGCCAAACTCTACTTGTGTCTAAATTACCAGTCGTGCCACCAGACCATACATGACCTGCAATCAGATCAGAGAAGCTAACAGTGACCTTATCTGTGCTAGAAGAAGCCACCCACAAGCGACCATAAGCCGCTATAGCAACATTCCCACTAGGAACAGTCCCTACATAGCCAGTCTTCTCAGAAACCCGTCTATAGGTAGTTATACTTACAGCAGGGTCATAAATGATTGGATCGTGACCATTCTGAAAGAAGTAAGTAATCCCATTCAAGGAAGCACACTGCCAATTACTCGCAGTAATGGTAGGGCCAGTACCGCCCCCCCCATAGGTCAACTCAGTCACTACGTTAGAAGTACCGAGTTTGAATATCTTGTTGTTGCCAGCAAAGAGGACTGTTAACGTACCATCTGTCTGAACTAGCTCATGGATGACACCAACATCGTTAGCACCAAGGTTTCCAGAAGAAGAATTAACCCTTGTCCAGCCTTTTCGAGCACCAATACGACCATACTGGTCAATCACACAGTTAGTGGCAACCAAAGCAAAACCACTAGCTAAATCCAATGGGCTATCCTGAGTGTTTAACCCATAGAAGCCTGGTGCGCTAATGCTGAATGTTTGGATTGGTTGAGCCATTAAACAGCCTCAAAAGAGCCAAATTCTGGATAGCGTGTAGCTTCCATAGAGATGTAATCAGAAAGCATAGCCCTGTACAACTGATAAGCCTCAGAAGACGATAGACCACCATCCTCACCACGCTCAACCAAAGCACGAGCATAAGCACTCTGAACCACCAACTCAGAGGGCATCAAAATCACAGT